GACAAAGTTCCATAATCATTAATTGTTGCTTGTTGTGTCTTTGGTGCATCAGTTATAAATCCACCACTTCCTGCACCCCCTACTGTTGACTTCAATATGTAAGGTGAACTGTCAAAGCCATAATCCACAAAACCGACATTTGGATAAACTAAGGTGTCAGTTGGGTACACAACACCATTATAAATGAATCCTTCTGAACCTGCAACCATCCCATTTTTTTCAATCACCCCTGCTGTTCCACCACCACCAAGAAATTCAATCTCCCAAGTAATTGTGAAATATTTTGTTGACTGTCCTGAATAAGCATATTTGTCAATACAGTGTACAGGGTGATAATAAGCATTTTCATCATAAGCATTGCCTTGCATTGTTGAACTTGCAAGTGGCAATAAGGAATTCATTCCTGAGTAATCAGGTTTTACATAACTTTCTAATATACCACCCAAATCAAAAATACAAACCCCCGCACCATTTGGTGAAGCCTTAAATTCCCCTGCTTGTATAGGTGAAGCATAATTCCTGAAATTTGAAAGGGTGATTGAACAGCAAATCTTCACATATGTTTCATTCACCAATAATCCTGTGTCCTCATTAATCACAAATACAAGTTCTGTGTTTGCAGGTGTTGCAAGAAATGCAGGTTTTTGTTCTACTATTATTGCCATTTATTTTTCTTTTTTAATTGTGTTATTTTTGCCCTTTTCCTTGTGTATAGAAAACCAAATAAGACTTCACATCTTCAGCAACTGCCTTCAGCATATCTTCATTAATTGCTTTCAGTCCTGCACCCAAAGGAATCTGAAAGAAGCTTATTCCTTTTATTCCTTTTTCTTTTATTGATTTGCTCACTGCAAAAGCCATACTTTTTATTGCACTTTCTTCACTTTTGTGTTTTCCTTTTGGTTTAAGACCTTTCCTTTTAATCCACTTTTCAATCATGTTTGATGGTGGCTGTTTAGTTGTGTACTTGAATCTGCTTGTCTGTTTTTTACCCTTATAACTGATATATGATTGTTCTTTTAAATTGCCTGAAACACCTTCATCAATATACGGTCCATAATCAGCAACATAAAAATTAGTTGTATATCCTTTGTCATCCTTTTTCACTTCATACCTTATTGACTTTGCAAGGTCTGTTTGACCTTTCTCTTTTTTAAGGATTCCTTTGGACTGCCTTACTATTTGTTTAGCAACCTGTTCAAGATACTTTTTTATGTTGGTGAACTCTGACATTATACAAGTCCAACAAACAGTTCAACTTGACAATCTGTTGCTCCAAGTGGTTTAATCACAAAACTTGCAAGGTCTTCAAAACTTGCAAATGCAGGTGATGTGTCAGCTTCAGCAACAAACACTTCTTCACCATTAAACATAATGTGTGATGCACCCGGTCTTAGCTTCACTTGATAGTTAGTTGCTGTTCCTACAATACCCAAGTAAACTGCATCAGTTGAACTTAGATTTGTGACCCTTGCATAAGCTGTGTCTTCAACATCAATTGCACTTGGTGATGTGTGATTGGAAGTTGCAAAAACTGCAATTGTTGTTTCTTGGGAATGTGCGCAAGTCACTATCCTTTCAACTACATCAACCACACTAGCTGTGATTTGTGAATTTGTTGACCCCCTATTTGTTCCGTTCAAAGTGACACTATCAGTCACTGTAATTGTTAAATCTGCCATATTTTTAAAATTTAATTGTTATTTTTGGTGGTATTAATTGTATTTCTATTTTCCATATTCTAAACTTAAACATTATTCTCCTGCACCTAAATCTTGAACAGGTATATTACAAGTTTGAAAGTCATTTTCTGTAACCATATTAAAAGTGAACACCCATCCTGTACATAGGTTGTCAAACCTTTCCACAAATGGTTCAATTGTATATTCTCCATCTGAAAAATAAACAGGCTTTTGCAAGGAATCAACAGTGTTTAATGACTGTGCAGTTCCTTGTCGCATCATAGCAATTAAGTCCACACAGATTTCAAGACAAGTGCTTAATGCTTCCTGTTCATTGCTTAAATTGTCTGCTGATTGAAAATTGCTTTCAGTCCATTCAGCATCTTCACTTACTAAGTCCATCACAAAGATTTGGAATGTGTAATTTAATTGACTTAATCCTGTTTGTACATTTACAGGTGATATATGCATTATTGGAAACAGTTCTGTTTTATCCATATTAATATCCCAAACATCCCCTGTTGTGACTGTTGTAATTTGGTTGTGATAAGCACCCATATTTTTTAAGGTGTTTATTGCATTGTTGTATGTCTTATTATGTATTGCCATTTATTTTCACTTGTTTAGTTTCTTCCAAATCTGTTTCATAACTTAGCCATGTCAAACATTCAAATAAGTTTAAGTCTGTAATTGCACCTAACTTTGAAATGTCTGCATTTGTCAACCTGTACATCACCCCAAACCATGACCACTTGTTTGCAAAGTCCTGTCCTTGTTGTAATCCTTCATTCTCTGCACTGCCTGTTCCATCAAATACGATGGCATAATCTTCAATAACATTGTTCCTAAACTCCAAAAAAAAACCAGAGAACTTTGGATTTGCTCTGCTGTCATTTGCTTCAATTGTTCAGACCTTATGGTCACATCATCACCATAGGCTTCAATAGTATAAGCAGACCCCACCTTTTCAGTAATTGGTCTGTAAAGTACAGCAGCAATTTTGTGCATATTGTTTTCCACACCACCCTTAATGAACATCTCAATATCTGCAAATTCACCAATCGTAATATCTTCTAAATTTGGGTGAAACCCATATTCTACACCATCCACCACAATCATATGCTGCAAAGCACTGTTGGCTTCCTTCTGCATTTTGCCTAATCTTTCTGCAATTGCTGCAACATCATAAACACTTAATTCCCTGACAATTTCTTTGGGCATATCAGACAGATGTTGAATGCTTTCAATTGTTTCATCAATTTTCCTGTCAGTTTTAGTGTTGATTAATTGCACCCATTTTTCAAGTGTAACATCTGACCACTTGTCAATAAAGTTGTATGTTTTTGTCTTTCCTTTTTTTTGGACTTTTACTTTCATAATAATATAATAGAAATATTTGGTTAATAGTTTAAAATTTATATATTTGCGCTGTTTTTGTAATCATTTTAGTAAGTTTTAAGACCTCACTCCATCCATTTTTCTATTATTATGTCGTTAATCTCACAAGGGGTGGGGTCTTTTATTGTACAAAATACTTTCCATAATTCCCATCCACTTCATAAAACATTCTCATTGCCAAGGCATCAGAATAATCAGGTGACCTTCCAAGGATTGTTTTCACTGTGTCCTTTGGTATTATTTGAAGCTTATTGTCTTTGTCAGCATCCTTGGTTCTTATTTGCTCACACTCCTCAATTATGTGATTCTTAATATTAACATCTGCACAAGTGATTCCAAGCTGACCCTTATTGATTAAGTCTGCAAGTTTGTAATAACACTGTGTTTTCAGATTCTGATAATTTTCATTTTTCAATGCCCTTGCATTATTGATAAACCCTTGACATCTCATGTAGTCTTTAACACCACCACCCACACCATCTTCATCAACAATTATATTCCTCAATGTTACTTCATTTTCCTGCTGCAATTTCTTTATATTTTCCACAACCTCATTTACAGAACTTTTAAGCAATGTTTTTATGTGTCTAACATGTAACCCCTTCCAAACCATTATCACTGTTCTATCACTCCCAAAACGAGCCACATCACAAGTTATGAACTTATCACCTCTCACTCCCTGCTGATTGAACAAACTTAATATTGCATTGTAATCCACAAGACTATCATCTGTTGCATCATATTCCCAATTTCCATAAAGAAGTCTTTGTTTGCTTAATTCATCAAGTTCAAATAATTGCTTTT